CCTCCTCCTTCGGCCCGTATAGGCCCGATGCGATCAGTCGTTCGTATCCGTACTTCTTGGCTTCCTCGGCCGTCAGGTCCCTGGCCGGAACGTCCGGCAGGAACGCGACGCCGACGTAGATCAGCTCACCGCCGACTGGATCTTGACGCCTTGGACGGTGAACTGGATACCCAGCGTCTTCTGTGATCCCCATTCCATCTCTCCCCACCGGTAACTGATCCGGTCAAAGGTTGAAATCTTCCCGGCCCACTTCGAAGTCAGGTTCGAGAACAGCAAGTTCGGGATGCTGTCCACGAACGGGATTGCCAGTGCGTAGTCGAACGGCAGATCCTTCCGGGCCACATGGAGCTCGATGATGATGTTGTGCAAACCGGTCTTCAGCCCGGCGGGTGTCTCAATCCATTCGCCATCCCCCGGATACCCGACAACAAAGGGGAAGTCGTCTGCGCTCTCGGGCGGGTCCGTGGGGGCGAGATTGATCCCCGACAGGCTCCCGATATAGGTGATGGCCTGAGTGATGGCATCGTCCAGCGTCGCCATCTACCCGGCCCTCTTGACATATGGTTCCAACATGAGTTGCACGTCGGGGTCGAGCTTGGCGATCTGGATGAGCTGCCCCATCTCCGCATTCCCCGCCACTCCATAGGGGTTGTCCTTGCGGTGGAAGATCCGGATCGACTGGATGATGCAGGCTTCGCGAATGTCCATCGGCGCCGATGCAGATGTGCCGCTCTGGTAGCCGAACACGCCAGCGATCTTGACGCTCTTGGCGACCTTGACGGGCCAGGCATTGTTCCCCTGGGGCGTGACGTGGACCTCCATGTACGGAGCCCCGTTGTAGGGCCACAGGTCATAGTCGGTCGAGGCCCACGAGGTTTCATACGTCCGGTCCCCATCCTCGTCGGTCGTGATCGTCACGCTTCCCGAGGTCCCCAAGTCGTCGATGTCCAACTTGGCATAATCGACGGGGGTGTAGTACCGAGTCCCCGAGATCCCGTAGAACCAACGCCGGCAATGCTTGTCGATGCTCCGAGAGACGGCAGTAACCACGCGCTCGATGATGCTGTCCTTGGACGTCCCCATCCCGGACGTCAGACCGGCCTTGATCTCGGCCAGCGTGCAGTACCCGTTGACTATGGCCGTGGCGCTACCCTGACTTCTTCACGCGCCGGGTGCCGGGCTCGGCCTTGACTTGGATCTTGCTCTCGCCAAGGATCTCGACCGCGCCCTCGACGGCGTAGGCTCGGGCCGTCTTCTCCGGCATGTCAACCACGTCATCGATTTGCAGGACCTTCTCGACACTTGCGATGCCCGTCAGGATGCGTACCTTCATGGTTGACTCCCTTGGGGGAGGCGATGTGTTGAGCACCGCCTCCCCCTTGGCTATGTGGTTAGGCCACGATCACAGGAGCCGTGGTGTACTCCTGCGTCGGAGGCAGCGACCGACTGCCGCGGTAGAGTTGGGCGTGGAGCGCCACGATCATCACCGACGTGCCCAGGCCGCCGCCGGTCCCGTAGACCTTGACGAACGGCTTGTCCGGGTCGATTGCGGCATCGATGATGAGCCCGATCTTGTTCGATGCCGTAGAGGCCATCGTTCCGTCTGAGGCGGCGACCTTGGTGTACGTTCCACCAGTGGCCGCCGACTTGTAGACGGTGAGTCGGATGGTGTTCTTCGTCGCCCCGGTCTGAGCCCCGTGCGTGGCGAAGATCCCGATCCGGTCGAAGCCTGTGCAGTTGACGGCGATGGGCGTTACAGCCGCACTCGTCGCAATCGAAAGCGGCGCGCACAGGTTGACGTACTTCGAGTCCTGGTGGAGGCGATGCATGTCAGGCCTCCCTCAGCTCGTCAGGATGTGCTTGAAGGCTTCGGCTTGGAGCACAGCCCCACCGCGCCGGAAGGATGCCAGCAGGCCGACCTGGCCGGTGCCGGCGTACAGCTCGATCAGGCGCTGCACGAACATCCCTTGGCGTTCGGCGATGGCGTAGAACTCGAAGTTCCCGAACAGGACAGGCTTGGATGCCGTAAGCAGCGCATCCATCTGGCCCGTGATGCCCACCGGGTAGCCCAGGATTTCACGGGCTCCGAGGGTTGCGTTCCCCTGCGGCGTCACGGCGAACGCGAACGGGTTGCCCGTCAACGCCCGCAGCGCACCGAGAGTCGCGTTCCGCATGAACAGCCAGGACCCGTCGGCATAGAAATCGCCGATGGAATGGACCAGCGAGATCATGTTTGCGGCCGTCAGTGCGTTGGTGCCGGCCGCCGTCACGCCCAGTCCCGATCCCGCAACGGCACCTTGCGGCTGGTTCGAGCCTGTGCCGGTGAGGAACATGTCGTTCTCCCACTTGGCCTCGGCCCGCGAGAACACGTCCGCCAGGAACGAGTCTCCGCCGCCCTTGTTGTCCGCCAACCATTCGACGGACGCCTTGACCAGCTTGGTGTTGCGGTGGACCGTGATGATCACCTGGCCCAGGGTGGGTTCGTTCTCGTCGACCGATCCTTCCTCGGCCGTCCGAACGAACGCGGTGGCCGAGGTCCCTTCCGTCGGGACCAGGATGCGATCCAGGCTCGTCGGGATGACGGTCACGCCGGCCTGCCGAACCACCGACTTCTCGTCCCGCTTGGCAACGATCCGGGCATAGAAGTCGTCGGGGACCGCGTAGCCACCTTCATCATCCGTCTGGCCCTGCATGGCCGCCCGGTAGGCGACCTGATCACCGGTCAACAGGTAGTGCCGGAACGACTTCATCTCGTCGTCCTTGAACCCGCGGTCGCTGACTTTCTTGATGGCGGGCGCGTACAGCACCCCGCCCTTCTTCGCCGGCTCTTCCGCCATCAGCGCCTTGAGGGCGTCGGTTGCGGCCTTGCCAGCGATTGCGGCGACCTGCTCTGCCGTCAGAGCGGCCGTCGGTTCCGGGGCCTTTACGGCCTCGGTCTCTTTCGTTTCGTCAGGCATTGGTTCCTCCGTTTTGCCTTCCGTCTTCGCGTCGACCTCGTGCCGCGCCAGCGCACCCGAGGGTGCATCCGCCAGCGCATCCGGCAGTGGAAGACCGGCCGCGTTGAACAGCATCTTGATGTGCTCGACCCCAAGCGTGCGCGGTTCTGCCGGGGTCGGGGTAAGCGAGTACTCCACGATGGGCCACCGCTTGATGAGCCCATTCAGCTTCTCGACTAGGTGGCCGGCGGTGCCGCTTGACCAGCCAAGCAATCCCTTCTCGATCAGGCCCAGGACTTCCTTGGCGTACTGCTTTGACATCTCGATCTGTGCCTCGACCCAGACGCCGATCTCGTCCACCGCCTCCTTCGAAGTCTTCCCAAGGGCATGCTTCACCTCGGGCTGCAGCGTGTGGTCGTAAAACACGGGCTTGGACGGGAGCTCGAATGCTCCCTTGAGGTCCGTGGCCGCATCGAAGTGCTCTCCGGTCAGGTCGATCCCACCGAAGACCACACCGTAGCCGGCCACCGTGGCGATGCCATCCTTGATCGACTTCACACGCACGCGCGCGGGGATGTGCTTGACCACCCATTCCTTCGAGACCGACTGCCACTCAGACTGCGGCCCGGGCGTGATCGTCCCGTCATCGGCTTTCGAATAGGGGGCCTTGAAGTAGCCCTCGTCCGAGTGGACGATGACATAGCCCTCATAGACCTCTTCCACCCAGGCGTCGGCCATCATGGCCTGGGCGGGCCGAAGCATGTCGTAGAACGCATCCCGCACCAGAGATGTCTGTTCGTCCAGGCTTCCGGTCGCCTTCTCTGATTTGTCCGCCATGTGATCTCTCCACATCGTGTTGCAGATGGCGACGGCCTGGTCGTTGTCCCGGCCTTCGTCCACCATCATCGGGATACACCGCTCAAGCCAGTGGTCCCGCTCTTCGCCCTCTTGAATGTCCGGCATCAGTCCTTCACGAACTCATCGATCGTCTTCTGCAGGATCCGCTCGACCGCGGAAAGGACCGCAGGGTCTTCGGCTACGCCCTGCGCCGTCTTCCACCCGGTCTCTTCGTGGTACCGGGACTGCTTGGTCCTGTCATGAACCAAGCTAGCATATGTGGCACTGTTTACGATTGACGCGCGCAGGTCAGAAAGCATGGACACGAACCACTTGGTATCCAGCCTCTGAGAGCCCGGGGAGATGCCCCTTCGGTATGGAACGTCGATCAGGCCGGCCTTGAGCTTGGCGAAGAACCCCCGGCGCTGCTTGTCTGTCTTGAAGGGTTGCGGCCCGCGCCGTACCCGTGGGTAGGTCTGGATCTGCCCCTTCACATGCTCGGCGGCGGCCATCATCCCGTGCCGGTATGCCTGAAGGTTGACGAGCTTCTTCAGCTTCGGCCCCAGATGATCCACATCGCGGAGCTCAAGGTTGATGTTCACAGCACACTCTCGTGGCGCTCGCGGCACCGGCAGCGCGGGTGCGCGGGCGGCCCGTCGTAGGTGTCGCCCATGTCCGGATGGACATAGCCCGATGGACCACGCTCCTGTCCATCCAGCGGTTCACAGATCGGGCAGACGCGCTCATCATTGGCTGTCTCCCAGATGTCTCGGAAAAGGAGCCCTTGCTCTCGCAGCAGATCGATCAGTGCGCGCTCCCCCTCGGTGGCCGCCCGGGTGACTTCGGTGGTGGCGATCATGTCGGCGCGGATTGGGCCGAAGGCGCCCTCGAGCCGAGCCCGTAGATCGGCCAGAGTCATGTTCTGGGAGAAGAAGTTGCTGACGGCCTCGCGGACGAGGTCTCTCTGTGTCCCCGTCAGTCCTTGGACAAGGTCGTAGCCGTACTGGTTGGCCCAGGTCACAGCGCGCTGGTTCAGCAGCACCCAATCAACACCGACGGGAGACTCTTCCAGCACCGCCTCGGCCGAGGCCAGGTAGACCTCCTGCAGCAGTGGCGTGAACGCACTGGACATGGCCACGCCCTGATCGTCCCAGAAGGACGCAGGCAGGGCGCCATAGTCCGGCGGATCTCCAAGAGCAGTCAGAATGGCGTCGAGGGATTGCTTCCCCAACTTCGAGGCCTCCTTAGCCAGTCTGCTCTCCCAGGACTCTCGGTCGAATTCGGGCATTACACCAACTCCAGCAGGTGCATCTCGGCGTACTCCTCGAGCTCATCCTCTTTGCGGATCTTCGGGCCCATGAGGACAAAGCCGCCACCGACTTCCCCCGTGACCAACGCAGTGGAGGAAAGGGTCACATCTGCAAGGGTCACCGCCAGATCTCCCTGCGCGATGGCACCGACAACGCCAGTTCCAGCCAGCGTTACAGCTCCCAGCGTCGCGGCACCAGCCCCGGCAACTGCCACCTGAGCCGTACCGGCTGCCGTCACACCTACGAGTGTGGCCGCTCCAGCCCCGGCGACAGAGACAAGCGCCGTTGAAGCGAGTGTCGCTGGTGCTAGAGTTGCAGCCCCATCAGCATCTACTGGAACTTGAGCAGTCGCGGCTAGGGTGGCGGCGGCCAGCGTCGCAGCACCATCACCATCCACAGCGACTTTCGCGGTGCCCGAGGCAGTGACCGCGGCTAATGTCGCGGCACCGTCGCCCGTAACTGCACCGGCCGAGGCCACCGTCCCGCTCGCCGCCAATGTGACCGCGGCCAAAGTCGCCGCCCCATCTCCGTCTACCGCAACCTGAGCGGTAGCGGCTGCAGTCACGGCCCCTAAAGTAGCGGCACCATCACCGTCAACTGGAACCTGTGCGGTACTGGCTAGAGTGACATTGGCGAGAGTGGCCGCCCCGTCTCCATCAACCGAGACTTGCGCGCTGGCGGCAAGAGTGGCATCCGCTAAGGTCGCAGCTCCATCGCCCGTGATCGTCGGCGTCGTGACAGACGCCGTGGCCGCAAGCGTGACTGCAGCCAATGTGGCTGCACCGTCCGCATCGATAGGAATTTGGGCCGTGGACGCAAGCGTAGCGTCGGCAAGAGTTGCCGCGCCATCTGCGTCTACGGGGATTTGTGCCGTGGAGGAGAGAGTGACCGCGGCTAGGGTAGCCGCGCCATCGCCGTCAATCGCTACAAGAGCTGTTCCTGCTGCCGTGACTGCAGCAAGGGTGGCTGCACCAGCACCGCTTGGGCCCGAGCTGTATTCGATGTGGAGCTTGGCGGCGAAGCTGGAAGATTGGTCATAGGTCCATACACCCAAATCTCTGCCAGCATCAAGCGTATGCTGCTCAAAGATCAAAACAAGAGCATTGTTTTGTGCCCATCCACCTTGATCTACGATCTCCTGAATAATGCTTTTGATCTCTGCACCGGCCGTCGGGCTACCAGCAGGAGCCCCCCATCTCCATTCGTCGTTAGTAGCTGCTCCTAGAGCTGTCGAATCCCAACTGACAGCTGCCGTGGTCCTTGGCCGACTATCAATATTGTTGGTCGCCGAAACAAATGTCACTGGATCGGCAGACAATTGTCCACGCAACCGGTGTTGTGGCTCATCAAAGGCGGCATTAGATATGAAGATACTCATCCACGCCGTATCTATCGTTGTGCTTGTTGGAACCGGAACCGTCGTCCATCGCATGCCACAATGCTCGGTGGTTGAATCAATATTGACCGAGGCAGCATCAAGCGTTACGTCGTCAAGGCCACTTTGCGACGCGTCATCGGAACTGGCCCCGACCTGCTCATCAATCGTCACGTCGATCTCAATGGGATAGTCCGCGGCCTGAAGCCACGCAATCGGGATGCGATGCTCAACGAACAGATTGGGTCCAGTCCTGCGCAGCCTGAATGTCCCCAGCAATTCATCTGGGTCTTGGTCCTCGACCGGCGCGCCGTTAGAGCGGGGAAGATTGAATGTCCACAGGACTTCTCCTGTTGTGCTGTGACGGAATTCAATGTAGCCCTGGGTATTGACCGGATTGTTGACCGCCCGATTCCACAGGACGCCATTCACGAAGATGTCGATGCCGTTCGAGACCTGGAAGATGAACTGCAACCTAGCAACCGGATTGCCACCTGCAATGATCTGCGCTGTTGGGGTCGGCCACCGAGAAGCCTGATCTACGACGAGCCGCTTGTCCAGCCTGGCGGTCTGAGTCTGCCAGCGGATGTCCATGCCGGGGCCGAATGCGCCTTGCCAGAACAGAACGTCCTCGTCCTGAACGACCGCATTCACCGACTGCGGGTTGGCGATAGCTTGAATCTGGTCTAGGTCATTGGTGTACTGGAGCTGCTGGGGCTGAAAGGCGATGCTCTCGCCGGTCCCAGGATGGACGTACTTGACGATCTGGCCCGAGGAGAAGTTAGAGAGCGCGAAGGCGTTGTAGCCCGCCTGCACCATCTGGAAGTCCCAGGGGGCAGTGCCTGGCTGCCAAGACGAATTGATCTCCTGGTCCTCGGCCGGCCCGTAGTGCATCGGGCCAATGCCGAGGTCCAGCATGAACTTGCTGGGGATCGTAGGATGCTGGTGTTTGATGGAGTTGCGGAGACGCGCAACAACCGTGGCACCAGGCCACGATTGTTGAGCCCTATCCCTGGCTTCCTTCGCAGGATGAGCCATCTAATCCTGCAGCGCGGTTACGGGTTGCCGCTGGTCAGCACAAAGGTCGAGATCGTAACGACCTGGCCCGCCGTGATCGTTCCATCAAAGTTGATGTCGCCGGAGCCGATGGCACAAGATCCCTGCATGAAGCAGGTCGTGCCATCGAATGTGGCCTGACTGGCGTACATACGGAAGTGGCCCGGGGTGGACGCCGAACCGCCATCCGCCGATGCGTCCTGCCACGTGCCGGACTTTGCCTTCGTCCCACCAGATGCAGCCGCCATCCAGTCACTAGGCGGCAGCATGTGGGCGAGCAGCGTGCCGGAGTTAGCCGCGGCACAGTTGGCCGGTTGCGCGCCAGTGTAGACACGAAGAGCAGTCGCCGTTCCGGCGTTGCTCTCGATGGTGTCCAGACGCGCGTTCCGCGTGGCGTCCCTAAACTGAATAGTCATTCCTCATTCTCCTTTTGAGCTTGTGATTGCTGTTCCTCTGCCCGAACTTCGGGCTCAGTATCTTCTGGCGGATTCTCGTTAGCCCGCGGATCTCCCTCGGGCCATCGAACACTTCCAATGCCTCGAACTCGGATCTCTTCTAGCTCGGCCATGTCACTCCTCGTATTCGTATCGCGTCTTGGACC